TATTATTTAAATAATAAATTAAAGATATTGAAATTAAAGCAGTTATTAAAAATAGTTTTCTTTTCATTTTAATTTGGAATTATATCAAATCTATTTTTTGAAAAACAATTTTTATTATTTTGTTTTAATAATAATGCCAATGTGTAAGCATCCTCAAATGATTCTTGTTCATATAAAAATATATTGTTTAAATCATGTTCTTCAAATAAGGCAAATATTTGATATAGAAATAAATCAAATAACAATCCATAAGATTGAGTTACTATAATTTCATCACCATCTGTGATTAAATAAACAATATCTTTTGAATATCCTAAAGAATTTTTAGGTTGTAAGTCTTCAATAAAATCAATAATATATTCAATTTCATCAAATTCATAACATGGAATATCTCCAGTTAATCCAAGTTTTGCGTAATGTAGTTTGTAAATCATAATTCGTTTGGTTTAATAGTTCCATCTTGATCAATATAACAATCAAAATTTACTAATGAATTTATAAATTTAATGTACCCTTGTGTTTTGCAATATAGTTTACGTTCTTCAATGTCTTCAATGCCAGAATACTTTTCCCACAATTCCAATCTTTCTTCAATTGACAATGTTGGTATTTTGAATTGTTCTAAATAATCAAACAAGATTGATAATCCTCCAGCAATAAATGTAAACTTCTTGTCATTCTTTTCGCAGAATCTCATTTGATTTGCATACTCGTTTGCAGTATCTATTGCTTGCTTCTTTAATTCTTGATCACTTGGCTTTTCTTTCAATGGTTCTATTGCTTTAGGTAGGTTCTTTATTTCTTGTCTTGCATAATCTAAATAAGCATTCATTATCCTACCAAAGTACTCACAAGAAAAGTTTTCATAGCATTTAGCATCTACCTGTAATTTGCCTGAAACTGCCATTTCAAATGCAATCTTAATTTCTTCTGGTGTTTGATTACCAAAATTAGATCTAACAAAATTGGTTAATACAAATTTTTCTTCTTCAGTTGGTAGATTGTTGCCTCGTAAGCCAACCAAAAGCATTGAATAGCGTAATACCTCCTTTATATCTTCTTCGTTCCTTACACGCAAACTATTGGCACTCTGTGCCTGTTGTATTGCTATTGCACTACCACTTCCTAAGTGCTTCCATTCTTGCTGCACTTGTTCCGAGTTTCTCAGTTGTATTTCCATTATTGTTAAATTTGGTTTTATTATTCATCCAAGTATTTATTCTTCTTTCAATATTAAAGAATTTTTCTAACTCCCATCTTTCCTTTCCAGATTTATTTTGTTCTGTCCAGTAAGCATAAAAATTATCGTATTCATCTCCTAACTGAAAAATGTGTGGAGTTATTATATCTATTAACTTTACTTTACTTTCTTTTACTTTACTTAACTTTACTTTGTCATCGTTACGAACAAGTTCTGAACGCGTTACATTTTCACTAACTACTTGATTTTCACGCCATTCTGAAATGCGTTTTGCGTTTTTTTCTTTAGAAACTTGATACTTTTTACTAAAGTTTAGCAATTGTTTGTTGAAAGTTTCACCATTATTTGTAGAAATCAAATCAATTTCTTCAATAAAAGTCCAACATTTCTCCAATTTTTTACCAACATTTAGTTGATGTTTAAGAACTTTTGTCTTAATTGGTTTCTCCTGTAGTGCAAGTTTTTCCAATATTGTATAAAATAACCCAAGACCTTCATATCCATATTCAAGATATAATTCGGTTATCTTTTCATCATTAAATGAATTGGAATCGTGTAAGTAATATTTCATTTATAAAATAAAAAAAGCCAGTCTGCGTAGGAGTGCAAATCTGGCTTTGGTTATTTAACCTATTAAATTACCTAAGAACTCCTACCCTCTTAGTTAATTGTTTACAAATATAATTACTTTAAACTGATTTGCACAATCTTTTGGTAAAATAACCAGAATAAATTGGGTAATCATTTTCAAATAATCTTGCGTAATCAGATGTATAGTTATTGTTAACCTTAAATTTATCGTTACCAGACACCATTGTTTGCCATCTAATAACTTCAAATATCTGTTTAGATCCTAATCTAACGTAACCTCTGTTGATTAGTTGAAATGCCAATCTTTTAAACTCCGAGTAAACTTGGGGATTATCTAGATGATATTGTTTGAAACTTGTTCTCATGTTTTTGTTTTTTAGGTATTAAGTAAAGTTTTTTATAATCTTTTTGCAATTGCTTGCTTATATGGTCTTGCCATTCGTTAAATGATAACTTTTTCATTGGTTATAAACTTTTGTAATAAGTTCAACAACTATTGCAAAGATCCAGCAACAAATGATCCCTACAATTCCAACCATTGTTAAAAATTCTGCAGTATTAGTTGATTGCGATTTTTTCCCTTGATTTCTCATGTTCTTCTATTAGTTTGTTTTTAACACTAATCCATTCTTTTAATACTTCTTCTTCATACATTGAAAAGTAATCTTTCTTTTTGTATTCGAATTTATTGATAATTCCTGTAACATTATCAATCGTGTACTCTCTTGCTGAAAAAGGAATAACACCCTTTTCTTTTAAATTTTTAGTTACCAGTTGGTACGCATATCTTTTTTTAAATTGTTTCATATTAATTTTTATTAAGTTCTCTTTCCATTTCTTCGGTGATTATTATATCCTCACCATATTCTTCTAATTCATTCCACTTTCTTTTTGCTTTTAAGTAAGGCTCAATTTCATTCTCTAAAAATGTTCTCCTTTCTCTGAATCTTGACCTATCTAAAGAATCAATCCAATGGAACATATATGTTTTCTTTTCCATAATTAAAACGGTAAATCTTTTTTTGGTTCTTGTGTCTTGTAAGTCATTGCTCCAGATCCGCTTGTCTTTGCTTCCCATGTATCAAGTTCAACATAGTACTTCCCATTTTGAGATTGATTAATCTTTAAGTTAACCCATCCGTTTTTAGAGTTTGCTGAAATAAACTCTGCTGCTTCTTTTGAATTCAATGATAAATTCCCAATTACAAATGTTGGTGCATTTTCATTTCTTTTGAAGATGAATCCCTTTGCAAATACTTTTTCTGTCTTTTCCATTTTTATTTATTTAATTGTTGTTTACGATTTGTTAAAAATTGCATTATTTGTTCATTATTTTCAATGGTTGCTTCATGTTCTCCATAGAAATATAATAATTCTTCAATACTATTTAATTTATTTATTTGTATTTCCCATTTATTTATTGGCTTTGATTCCACTTGTGTGCCTGCTGCATCTAAATCTTTGTCAGTCACTAAAGCAAGCATACTTGAAAGGCAGTACCTACGAAAATACGTCACACCCGATCCGTAAGCCTGAAAATCGTTCATGTTACCAAGTTTAACCTTTGGAATGCTTGTAAATGATTCTAAAGATTCTCCACTTTCTACATGAAATAGAATAGTTCTTATTCCATCGTTCTCAAGTAATTGGCTAAAGCATAACCCATTCTTTTTAAGTAATGGATTAATAACTGAAAAGATTTGTGGCAAATCTGCATAAGTGTAGTTATGTCCTTTGGTGTCCTTGTGAATTACTGGACATTCATTCTGAAAATTGGATAATGATTTAATTAAGTTTTTCATTAGTCTAAGATTAATTGTTGAAATTTTGATTTATAAACTCGTTCTTCTCTGCAAACTGCTGCCCAAAAGTCTTCCAGTTCTTCGAAATACCATGTGCAAGAATAAAACCCTGCTTCATCTTTAAATTTTGCTTTATACTTTTTCATTGTCCTAAAATTATTGGGCAGATATGCCAGATTAAAATATAAAAAAAGATTGTAATTGCAATAGAACCAATTAATCCTTCTGGATCTTGTTGGTAAAAGGTTTTGATTTTGTTAGTTAGATTTTTCATCTGTTATTGTTTAAGTGTTTACAAATATAAAAGGAATAATTGAAATAAAAAACTTTTAATAAAATTATTTTAAATATTTATTGAATATAAAAAATCCCTACCAGCAAAGCCAATAGGGAAATTATAATAATACTTAAACCATTTAACTATGAAAAGACAAATTTAAACAATTTTTCCATCTCTTATTTGAATATTTTTAACATTTGATTTCCCGTTCTCTATTTCTACTATTGCCATCCCGTGATTATGCATACTAAACGGCATATACTTTGGACTTAATAAAGTTAAGCACCCAGTACTATAAGTATTTATAAACTCTTTAAAGCCAGTCTTCTTTTGAGTTGTCGAGGTCCTATGAACATGACCTATTAAGGTATTGCAAATAGTTTTGTTAAATAGATTCTGACTTGGATTTACTCCGCCTCCGCCATACAATTCATGCCCATGTAATACAAGTAAGTCTCCCATCTCCATTCCTTGCCAATCCTCAATCATTGTAATGCCTAACTTATCTAATCTAAAAAATACATCAAATTGTAAGTCATGCAACTGAGCAAACTCCTCAGCTTGTAATTGTAATGACCTAGCAAATCTATTCTCGTGGTTGCCTAACTTATAATAAATCGGAATCGTTCTAAATAAGTCTCTTAGCCTTTGTAAGAAATCCCTATTCATGTCGACCTCTCTTTTAAAGTCTCGCATATCCTTTTCCTTTTCGTGCCTAGAAATAGAATAAAAGTCTTGGATGTCGCCATTAAGATATAAGCAATCAATTTCTTGTTCTTTTAAATGCTTAATTGCACAAGTCAAAGCAGTAAGGTCGTGATAAGGAAAATGAATGTCAGATAATATTCCAATCTTTTTTAAGTGGTTAGGTAATTTAGCCGATACATATTCTTTGCCAATGCTATCTTCAATACCAAAGTTGTCTAAAGTATCAAGATTATAGTTTACGACTACTGGTGGCATCTCTTGATTAACTGCTTGCAAAGACCTATCCTTTGCCAAAATATTGTATTGGCTCATTAATTTCCTTAATGAATTTGGACTTTTATATCCATACATTTCATAAAATGAATTGTAAAAATCCGTTTTGCTAAGATTTGTTGAAAAGAAATGCTCCCTAATCTTAACTAATTTATCGTCCTTGTTCATATTCCTCCATTATAACATCAACTAAAAATTCAATATTGTTTAAAACTTTCATGCGTAGTGCAAACCCTGCATCATCAATGTACTGAATATTTTCCATGACATCCATCATAGTTTCAAGAAGATCGTTTGCTTTGCTTCTTTTATTTTCTATTTGCTCAATCGTTTTGTTTGGCATCAATAGATATATTTAAAATAAACCCAGACAGAAATTAATAATCCTTGAATTAGCATCGTTAATATTGCCCATGTAGGAATCACTTCTTTAACTATTCTTTCAAAAGTTATATTCTCGTTTTCTTTCAATTTAGATTGATATTGTTTTTCGTATATATTCTTGATTGAATCTATATCGATTGTGGCTTTGATAGTTCCCTTGTAAGACCTTATTATTATCTTGCCTTGTGGTATTGTTATCTTTGAATAAAATCGTGTCAGTAAGCCTAAAGAATCACAAGGATTCTCAATGATTAAAGTGTCCCTAACTGAATTATAAATATGAACTATTTTTTCAGTTCTAAAGGTATCTATTTTAATAATAGACTTTTGTGTTTCTACCTTGCTTGTCTTGCAAGATATAATGGTAAGAAGTATAAGTAGGATTGCTAATTTGTTTGTCATGAGAAATAAAGTTTGGATTCTGCTTGCCTTCTTTGTGTTAAGCCTTTGACTGGAACTCCTTTGACTTTATTCCAAATCAAAAATTGACTTTCAATAAATTTGTCATTAGGATTAGCATTGACTTTTTTAAGTAGTGTGCTTTTCTTCAATGCACCTGTGCCGACATTATAAGCAAATGATACTAAAGCATCAAATTGGTTTTGGGTAATGTCATCTCTTGTAAATGAATCAACTGAACTTTCATAATGCTTTAATACATTTAAAAAGATTTCAGTTGCTCTTGCTTGGGTAATCTCTGGATCTGTCATCCTTACCTTTGTGCCATCTGGATAGTATGTGCATCCAATTGATATTGTCGGAATACCTGCAGGACATAGGTAAGGTTTTAACCTAACTCCCTCAAATCTTTTTAGCAGGTCGAGTCCTTTTTGGCTTATCTTCATCAAGTTTGCTTCTAAGTTCTATATTCTCGCTTCTAAGACTATGTATTTCAGCCGTTAACGTTTCTACTTTGGCTTTCAAATCAGCAACTTCTTGCTTCATATCGTTTGCCATTTCTCGCCAAATCTTAATTGCTTCTTGGACATTGGTTATCTCGCCAGCCTCAACTTCAACCTGTGCTTTTTTTCTGCCAAAAATCCATGTGATTATTGATGCAAAGAATGCAGTCAATGTTGGCAAGATAACTTCATTCCAATGTTCCATTACTTTTTAAGTGCTTTTAAAATTTGTGCTTTTGCAATAATTGCAAAGTTTTCATTGTCTTTGACAAATGATGTAAATGTTTCAAGATCAGATGAATCAAGTTCTAATGCTTCACCTTTGTTTAGTGCTAATGCCCATTCCCAAAATTTCAAGGCATCTCCTTTAGATTGTTGAACTAATGAATTGGCAACTACTTTTCCTGCATTGGCATTTTCAATGATGTTACCATCAAGATCCAATAAGTTAAAATTTAAATCAATCTTCATTTTTTGTTTTGTTTAGATTAAAAAATTGTGTAAATATATTATTTGTTTTTTAAAATTGTTATTTCTGCTGATAATTCTTGAATCGCTTTCACTAAAATAGGAGTTAACTTAGAGTAATCAACTGATTGCATTCTTTCATTATCTTTTTCTCCTACAACTGCGTATGGCAATACTTCAGTAAGTTCGTGTGCTAAAACTCCATACATCCTTGTTTTATCAGTTTTCCATTCGTAATCGTATGTTTTTATTTTGTTTACCAAATCAACACCTAAAAAGTCTTTTAAATCTTGTTTTAATCGGTAGTCGGATGCAACTGCATAATTAGTTGTTGAGCCATTAGTACTAATACCTCCAACATAAGTACCATTTACAAAATGAGCAGTAAAATCACCACTTGTATAACCTGAAGCCTTTGACCAATAATTATTTGCGTTATTATTAACTTGTGATGAAGTTACACCACCACCAATTGTTACACCTACGTTTACAGATGAACCTGTACTATTTCCTGTGGCAGTTGTCGTTCCAAATAGTACTGAACCCCCATTTAAAATTCGCATACGTTCAGAAGAACCAGTCTGAAATAAAATATTAAATCCATTTTCAGCAATAATACCTAAGTCTCTTGGAGAATATAAATAAGCACCTCTTGCTATAATAGCAGGATATGTCCCACTAGAATAACCTGCATTTGCAATACCTAATTGCATTAAATCTCCACTACCATTTTTTGCAGAATAATATGTAGTATTATTACCAGTTGATGACCCTTCTATTCGCAATAAATCGCCAAATGTCCTAGAAATATGTAATTGAACACTTGGCGAAGTAGTTCCAATACCTACGTTGCCACCATACGATTGTAAAGATAAATTACCAGCACTAACACCACTAGCAACTGTTTGGAATTGATATTCGCCAACTCCATATCTTCTTAAATAAATCGCATCAGAATTTGATATTCCAAAAGTAGATGGACCATTTGCGTAAATACTATTTACCGCAGTTCCTCCCGCTGTAAATTGACTACTTGTATTAACAATCAATCCCGTTGCCGTAACACTACTCGAAAACGTGGCTGCGCCTCCGTTATTAGCTAATTTTAAAGCATTATACCAAGCAATAGAAGTTCTGTTAAAAATATCTATACTAAAATCTTCACTTGTTGCTCCGTTTCTTATTACAAATGAACTACCACCATATACACCATTTCCAGCAGTATCAGATGTTCTTGATTGATAAAATCCTTGCAAAGTATTATCTGAAACTTTTACTTGACCATTAACTGTTAGTTTTGAGTCAGGCGAATTCGTTGAAATGCCAACATTAGTGCCATTATCAAATATTTGACTATTCCCAATTGTACTTGAAGAAGTAAATTTGGATACATAATTTGTTGTTCCAGTTCCCGTAACTGGATTAGTTAAAACTGCTTGATATTGCGGAATATTAAAAACTCCCGTTGTAGAATTATAAGTTGATGCTCCCGAAGTACCCGTTGTTGTTAGGCTTACCGATGCTCTTGCTAAAGCATCCGTATATTGAGTTAACGAAGTACTAATAACACCTGTAGTTGAGTTATAAGAAATCCCTGAAGTACCTGATAAGAAAGATGCAGTAATACCACCTAATCCACTTAACGTATAAGTTGGAATATTTAGTACGTTTGAAACTAATGTAGCACTACCACTTGATCCTGTAGTTGTTAAACTTGTAATTCTATTAGTGTAAGCAGTATCCCAATTTGTAGCAGATGCAGTTGTTGGTATTGCATATCCTGCAGTTAAACTAAATACACCTGTTGTATTGGTATATGTTAATCCTGTCGCAGAAGAAGATAATGCAGTTAAAGCAATATAATTATTTGGGTTAGTCGCATTATAAGGTGTAAAACCTAATGCAGTTGCAATGGATTTTTTCTCCCATAAACTATTGGATGTATTAAATGCTATTATATCATTATTAGCAGGAGATTGTGCCGATACATTATGGATTTCATCTAATTCATATCCGTTCTGTATCTTAACTTCTATTTGTCCTAATGTTGGATGTGATCTTGTAATTACACCAATATAAACTAAATGATTAGGAGCGTATTGCTTTGTAGTAGTATAAGTACCAGCAGTAGTAGGAGATAAATAAAGTTGTTGTCCTTCTGTAAATGCGGATGTATCTATACCTGTTAAATCTCCAGTTAAAACAACATAGCCTTCAGCATTGTTAGCAATATTTGCTTGACATAATCCAAATGTTTGAGCAGATGTAGAATCACTAGTTGCTAATGCTTTTTCCACAATTGGATTATTGCCTGTAGCACCAGTAATGTAAACAACTGTTCCCTTTGTTAAGGTTGCACCTGTTTGATTTCTTACAAGCCTAACTAATGTGCCTGCTTGTCCAGCAACAGGAAAGGCAATTAAACTTCCATCTCCAGCAACATATTGAGTTGTATCGCCTGTTGGATATGGATAATAAGTTGCAGTATCATAAGAAATTGTACCTGCAGTAGATTTAACAAAACCTGTACCCGATAAATTATTTTGCTTTGTATTTAAAGCATTCTGTAAATCAGTTTGGTTAGATAATGTTCCTGTAATTCCACCCCATATTGTTCCAACTGTAGGTGAAACCTCAATGTAAGTAGCACCAGACCAACGATAAATCTTATTTGTGTCTAAGGCAACGTAAATTTTACCTGTTGCTCCACTTGCAGGAAATGCTGCTAAATCAGCAAACTCTAAAACATCATCTACATAAGATGGCAATTGAGTTGATGGTACTAAGCCTCCGCCATCAAGACTAGCGTAACCATTGGCAACTCCTTTGTTTGCTGCGTTCTCTGGTGTATAACCTAAAGCAGTTGTTACATTACCGCTTGTAATTCCGCTAATATAACCACTTGGATTTGTTGCATCATAAGGTGTGTAACCTAAAGCAGTAGTAACATTACCACTTGTTAATGATAATGTTCCACCTAATGTAAGATTTCCGCTTGTAGTAACCGTTCCACTTAAAGACAAACCACTTACCGTTCCTGTGCCACCAACAGATGTTACCGTTCCTACATTAGTAGTATAACCGCTTGGATTAGAGGCATCATATTTTAAGTTTAAAGCAGTTTGTGTCGCGGTACTAATTGGTTTGTTTAAATCCGTAGTATTGTCAACATTCCCTAAACCAACCATTGATTTAGTGATACCTGAAACCGTACCAGTAAAGGTAGGGGAAGCCAAAGGTGCTTTAGTATCTAATGCCGTTTGAGTTGCAGAGCTGATTGGTTTATTGACATCGCTTGTATTATCGACATCGCTCAATCCTACCATCGCCTTTGTTATGCCACCAACTGTACCCGTAAACGTAGGATTATTTATATCTGCCTTTAAATTTAAGGCAGTTTGTGTTGCAGTAGAAATAGGTTTATTGACATCACTTGTATTATCTACATTTGATAAGCCAACCATTGATTTAGTAATTCCACTAACCGTTCCTGTAAAAGTTGGTGATGCTAATGGTGCTTTGGCATTTAAAGCATTTTGTAGATCTGTTTGTCCAGATAATGTACCTGTTATTTGCCCCCAAGCAACTACTGCACTTGAATTTATTTGAGTATAAGCAGAACCACTCCAACGATACATTAAACTTGTATCATTGATAACATATAAAGTTGTTAAATCACCTGTAATTGGTAATGCACTAAATGTACTTGCCAAATAATAATTAGATCCAATAATATTCCCAGATGTTTGTGAAACATTGATTGAAACTAAATTTGGAGTTACATTCAGTTGTACGTTATCGGAATTATCGGTAACAATTATATCAATAATATCGTTTGCCATTATCTTGTAATTTCTTGGGTGATTGAAAAGATTCCTTGAACGTATGTCTTAACCGTATTGTCGGCAAATCTAATTTCTATATCATATTCATAATCATTAACAGGTATATCAATAATTTGAGTATTGATTTTAAATAAACCTGCAGTTGGTGATGTGATTGTGATACCTGCACCACTAACAGATGTTAATGATAAAGCAGGTGTTATGTCATCTGCATTAGTTCTTAATTGCATCCTTATAATTGCACCTGTAAGATTCTTTGCAACATCATTAATCTTCAACTCAAAGTTTACTTGATCGAATGTATCTGCTTTTATATGGCTAAAATTAAGACTCATTTTCTATTTTTTTTAAATATACTTTTAATTTCTTAACGTTTTCTTTCTTGGGTTTATAACACCCAACCAATGAAATCGGCTTCTTTACTTGGGAACACATCGGCATTACTGTTTGAGTTGTATTCTGGATATAAATTATTATTAAATGACATATAGTCAATAAATCTTCTTGTGTAAGATTGAGCAATTGATCTTTCTTTTTCTACTAAGAAATCAATCTCTGATTTATCTACATTAGAACTATTCTCGCTACCATGTTTATAAACTCCTTTATTTGCTATCGTATATGCTGCAAATGGTAAATACTCTACCATTGACCAATGTATCAACATAGGCTTTACATAAACGTTTAAAAGCATTAGATAATTGCCTGCTAAAGTATTGGCAACTATATCTGCATTTAATTTGTTAAATAAATCCGTTCCTAAATAGTTTTGTATATGGATGTCTTGCGCCAACTTAACCCACTGGATATAGTTGTCCACATCAATGTTGCCATTTAGTGCAGTAAATTTTACTAATTCATCTCTACTTATAAATAATGCAGTAGCCATATCTTATTTTGGTAAAAATCCTTTATTTGGCATATTTATTGGCTTTGTGTAAACCAATTTGTTATTTGTTGGCAATATCTCACCTGCTTTTCTTGCTTGTGCAGGTGTAATTTCAACCGATCCTTTTTTTCTTGGATCTGTAAATCTTTTATAGGTTTCCCTTGTCCAGAAATGATGACAAGCACCACCTCCTTTATATAACCATATATCATAAGTATCTGCACCTTTTGGTCCAAATCCCTCATTCACAGACTTTTCACTCATGCGCATAATATCTTCTTTACGATACAACTTATTTGCAGCAGTCATTTTCTTGCAAAAGGTTCTGCTCTTTTCGGTTGTGTCCCCAGAATAACGATACCTTGAAATAAATAATTTGCCATCTTGTTCAGATTTAATGTCTGGTCTTGCAACTCCTGTGCTTACAAACTCATAAATCTTGGACATCAATGACTTTTTAGGATTGTTTAATGCCTCTAATTCTGCATCTAACTGATCTTCTATATCATGGTCAACTATTCTTGAATCAACTAATTCCCATTCGTTTAAATCGATGTCTTCACCAAATTCTTCAACGTTTAATTCATCGATATGTGAAGATAAAGCAACACCAGTTTTCTCTTGTACTTGTTCATTATTCATATTAGGGTTTAAGTCAATAAACTCCAATGGTTGCAATGTTTTAAAATAAAGATTTAAACTGATTTTGTTAAATGCTAACACCTTATCAATTCCATCAAGGAATGTATCTTGGAAATAACGAATAACCATGTTATCAAATAAGGTGATTGCATTTTTTAATTCATCTGCATTAGAACTAAATCCACTTGCACTTGGAATACCAAATTGCAATCCACTTACAACACCATGTCCTAAAAGTATCTTGGATTTTGATTCCTCTGATAAATACTCATAATGCTTTGGTGCTTCGTTTAAAGGAACTGAATCAACAGTTGTCTTTTTGGTTTCATCATTGTTAAATGAAACAACAACTTTCTTGCCTTTAGATCCTGTTAACGTTTTTGTAACTTGTCTTGAAATTAATTCCCTTTTTTCTTCATCTGGGATACCATTATTAAAATTGACAATGCTTGTTGGACTGAATCCATTCTGAACATCGTTAATTAAATAATCTGCTATTTCTTCTTCCAGTTTAGCATAAGGAATACAACCAACATAGTCAACATTGCTATAATATTTTTGTCCTACCGTATAATTACCAACATATAGAATCTCTAATGTCTTATCACCAAATCCAAATGCAGGAATACGTTTTGGCTCAAACTTCTTTGTATCTTCCCAGTTGTCTGAATAGTAATATGCCTCTACTTCGCCTTTCTTATTGCATTTCTCTGCTCTTAATAATTGAACAGGGATATGTTCTACTCTTACAATTTGAGTTTTTTGCTTATTATAGATTAATTGATAAGCATATTGACCTAATAATTTTAAATCAGAAATTCCTTTTTTAAGAATATCTTTTCTGAATAGCATAATCATTTGTGCATATTCATTAGGCTTCTTGCTTGCATCGGTAGCATCTAAGCCACGACCATAAATCAACTTTACAATGTTGTTTATAACTGCATTGTTAGTTGTAGATCCGTTATACCTGTCAATTAAGAATTGGAAAAAGTTGTTGTCCTCTCCAAATTCAACCCAATTATCTCGCTTTGATTCTACAATTTTAGGTTGTGAGTATGCCTCCAACTGAATAAAATGTGAATTTAAATGATCTTTCTTATTCATAGAATATTATTGAATCTGTATTGCTTGTGTATGTACCAGAATTAACCGAATAACTTTCGGGAACTTGATTAGTACAAAATACTTTTATATTGTTTACTAAGTGGTAATCTAATTTATTATTAATTACCCCATAATATTTGATTTTAAAAGAATAGAAATGCCCTTCTTCTAAATCAAAAACCATTTTAAATGTACTAAAAAAACTTTTCTTCTTGCAATTTATCTTATGAGTTGTTTCAACATTAGTTGTTTCATTCTTAATAAATAAATAATTAGCATCACTTAATCTTGTTGGAATAAACGATACTTCTTGATTGCTTGCAGAAGATTTTAAAACGATCATAATGTATAAACGTAAAAAAGGCTTTTTGTTTTCTTTTTAACGAAAAAAGGAGGCATCTGCCTCCTAATTTCAACCCAAACAAACAAAATTTATTAAACTCCAGATGTAACCGTTACGCCAGCAGCAGTTAAAGTAGTTGTGATAAAGTTTGCAGGTAATGGTTCTTCTCCTACAATCGTTATGGTATAACCAGACATATCGCCCATTGCTGCACCTGTAACAATTGTACCTCCTGTAACCTCAAGTCCGTTTTTAAGTCCACAATAGAAAAGGTTTCCATTGTTGTCTTCAACGATTGCTTGTGGTCTACCAAATGCAAGTAATTTAATTTGCCTATGGTCTTTAATTGTTAATTGCTTTAAACTTAAATTTAAAGTTTGTGTAAAAAAAGTAGTTCCGTTTTCTCTTGAAGAATTGATCGTTTGCTCAAATGAACTTGATCCTTTCAAATCATATTTGAATCCGATTGGAGTCCCTGCAATAGCAGAAATTGCATCTGTGTTAGTTACATCATAAGTAACTCCAGTTGCATCTCCCTCATTCATAAAATAAACTGCTTTTAATCCACCAACACTTGTTTTGCAGGGTTCTAATCTCCCCAAAGATATATCGCATCCAGGCATATTGATTGAATTTAAAAGTTAAAAATAAGCACCCCAAATTAATGAGGTGCTATTTATTTTAGTTGGCAGCATTTGTGATACCGTAAGTAACAATATCAGAAGCAAATCCGTATTGTACTCCAGCAGTCATTCTCATAACAACGCGAACGTTTTGAGAACCATCAATGTCAGCCATGTCAATAACCTTAACTTCAGTCAAATCAGAGATAAGACCAGTACCGAAATACAAGTTAGATTTTTGAGTAGCAATTGCTTTTGTAGAAGCAAGACCATCTGCAACGAATAATTTGATACCATCAAAAGAAAGAGATCCATTGTTGTACCATTGTGTTCCCATTGCGTTAGTACCGTTAGCACCTAAACCAGATGCACCGAAACCACCCAAAGCACGAATGTAAGCACGAGCCATTGCTTGTGATACATAGATGTAAAGGTCATCTTTAGTGTATAAAGAAGAAGGGATAGCATCTGCAATCTTTCCTAATTCAGCAACGATAGTTGAAGAAGAAACGGCAGCACCAGCAATTTCTTGACCTGAAGGCAAAGCAGCATCTGCAGCCAATAAAGTAGATAAACCATCAAACTCACCTGCGTTAGCAGTAACACCTTCCCAGATATTAGTTTCATTCTTAGCAGCAACTTTAGCAGCAACGTGTGCAACTAAAAAGTCAGCGAAAGACTTAGGCAATGTTTTGAAAGCAGAATATCCTTGCTCAACAGATAACCAATCAGAAGCAAAGTCTTTCTTACATAATTGTAAGTTAACTTGAAATTCTTCTGGTTGTAAAATCTTTTCAGTCAAAGTAATTGTCGATGTAGCATCGAAATCACAAGTTGCATTTTTCAAGATGCCATCTGTGGCAACTCTTTTGATAACTTGCTTAAAACGTACATTTGGTTTTACTTCAATACCACCACGATCAATGGTAGGTGAAGAAAGCAAAGAAGCAGCAATGATTTTATTTGCATACTCCCCAGCATAGGTTGTGGTAATACTTGTTGTAGTCGGCATTTTATTTAAATTTAATTAGTTGAACATTTTTTCAAAAACTTTATCTTGGATTGTTTCTGGTCTGTTTTGACCAAATGAGAATCCTTGCACTTTTTCCTCTGGCTCTGGATTCTGAACGATTGGTTCAGCACCTTCCTCTTGAGAATTTAATTTTACTTCCAATGCTTCTTTTTCTGATTTCAAAGACTCATTTTCAGCTTTAACTTCATTTATCTGTAAAGACAATTCAGTTCTTAATTTTTCAATTTCTGCAAAGAAAGTTTCCTTGCTAACTGATTCAACCACTCGTTTTGCTTGTGGTGCAGGTGCTTGTGGTGCTGCGTTAGCCTCCACTTCAATTTCAACTTCTGGTGCTGCTTCTTCTTCTGCAGGTGTAGCCTCTTTAACTTCGGCTATAATACCTTCAACTGCAACGACCAAAACCATTCCATCTTCTAATGTGTACTCGCCAACTGGCATAGGTACAACACCATCGGCAGTAACTATACCAACAGAAAAGTCTGGTGCAAATTCTTCAGCCTCGATAATGGTGATACCATCTTCTAACTTCATCTGCGCCAAATTAATCTGAAAGCCTAATGCTGCTTTAACTCGATTTTTTGTGCTTTTGTATTCCATATATATATTTAATTAATTACTAATTGGTAATAATTCTACTTGCTACTATTTTTCCTAAGCCAGCATATTGATTAAGTGCATTAATACTATTTAATAATTCACTATTTAATTTATAGGCATCTGTACTTTTTGGATCAAAACCAAATGACTTAGCATTTTGATTTAATTGCGCCATAATTGCATTTGATTTTTTTGTTAAATCAGCAGATACTTGAACTGCATCTTTTGATTTACCAATGGCAAGATTTAAATTATCTAATAAACCGAATGCTTTATCATCATTTGCTTTAGCTTGCTTAATTGCAGCAGAAGCCAAACCTATTAAACTTTTAACATCATCATAAAATCCCAATTCAACTTTTTGAGATGCTAATTCTACTTTATCAGTAGTAAATAATTTTTCAAATACTTTGCTTTCTATGCTCATTTTAGTTGCTTGTTGTGATTAAAACTCTTGGTACATTTGTATTTACTATTGTGGATGCTACACTTTGAACTAATGAACCCACTCCTTGTGATTGTAACTCACCATCACAACATTCAATACTATATGTTCCATCTGGACATAAGCATCCACGATTGCCACCTTTTGGACTTGATGTTTTATCTTTACTCATTTTCTAATATATTTAAAATTTGATTTACTAATTCTTCATCATTAATCTCTGGCAATAATTCCAAAGATAATTTATCAGCAAAGTATCCTTCAATAGAAAATCCTTTAATCTCTCCACTCTTTGCCTTTGACCAAATTTCTTCGTTATCAGCTTTCATTGATACCATCCAAGTCCCTTTAGGTAAACTAAATCCATAAGATTTAGATTTATCCATTTCTGGATCTGTAATTATCCATGATTCAACCAATGACATTCCATCTACTTTAGTTTGATGTTGTAATGTAGCATTAGATTGATTACCATTCTTTAAATACATTTGGCTTGCTTGCTCTACTGTACTTTCAGAAAAAAAGACTTGATATTTTGTATCTCCATCTTTACGGAAAATCATTTTATTAGGGATCAATGCTGGTCCCATTAATATTTTCTTTTCAGTATCTACTTCAGCTAAATTCATTTCGTACTCTTTAGCTAATGTAATGAAATTGCTTTCAATAGCAGGTCTGTCAACCAAACTTATTGCTTCAATCCCATCTTCATCATTTGAAATTATTAATTCTATGATCTTCATGGTGTATAAACGTTTTTTTTAAATTTTGTTACATTTTCATTAACCTAAACTTGCACTCATCACCTTATTTCTGTCCAATGATTGTTGTGAACTTACTTCAGATGCAACAACATAAGCCTTTACTGGTTGTTGACTTTGACCTACAACCTGTGCAATTTGATTGACACCACCTGTTCCAACAACATTAAATTGTGGTGCAGTAGAATAACTTGGTGTCATTTGTGGATTTCCAAAAGACATATTAGAGCCACTTGCATTACCAGATTTAATATCTTGAATACCTTTTGCTCCTGCAACAACTGCCGAAATACCTGCTGCAACATCACCTGCCAATCCAACCCATGCCAATGGACTTGTAACACCTCCATTTTTAACAAAGTTTTTCTTAGAGTTAAGAGCAATGCTTGCAATGGCAGCAGATTGTTCTAATATAATACCTGCAATAGCTAACTCTTTATTTTCCCCAGCAATTTGTCTTAATCCCTGCCCAAGTCGCATGATATTACCAATATATGCTTCTTGAATATTTTGTTTTGTTTCTGCTTCTATTTTAGCAATATTCTTTCTTTCTTCTGCTTGTTCTTTTGCATCGGCAGTGATATTTGCTTCATAAGTTGCAATTGCTCTTTGTCTTGCATCATATTCATCAAATAATCTTTGACCTTCTTGTTGTATTCTTTCGTTTTCAATATCTGCATCTTTTTCAAAAGCCTTCATTTGATTATCTCCTTGTACTTGGAGATTTTCATTAAAAGCATCATCAATTCTTTTTCTTTCTGCTTCTCTTTCTTTTTTTAATTGCTCTGCTGCTTCCTCTCTATTTTTCTTTCTTTTATCTAATTCTTCTTTTTCAGTTTTGGTTAATTGCTTTGCTCCATCCTCAAAGTTTTTAACTGATGCATCATAATTCTTTCCAAAATCATTTACAGATGCTTTTGCATCTTTCCAAGCACCACTAAAATCTCCTTTAATAAATTTAAGAACCGAGCCTCCAAGACTTCCTAATGATTGAATTACTGCTGTTACAGAACCATAAACAACTTGCATTGCTTTTGATACCATAGGCAAAGCACTAATTGCTAAATCAACTAATATATTAAATAGAGGTTCAATTGCTGCGAAAACCCCGTTAAATATTTTCTCTAATCCTTGAAATAAAGGTTGTAATTTTTTAACTGATTTTTCATTGTCATTAAATGCTGTAACTAATCCACCTACTAAAGCAACAAGTAATCCTATGCCTGTTGCCTTTAATGCACCACCAAATGATTGTGTTGCTACTTTTGCTCTATTAATTGCACCACCAAGTTCGCCTAATGGTCCACCTGCCATTTCTAATGAATCTACCCAATCAGATGAAGTATTTTTAGCAGATTTAATCTTGTCTTCTAAGTCATCAATTTGATTAAATAAATTCTTGAATGCCTCTGTGCCAACTTCAGTATTTTTTAATTCTTTCTTTAATTCCTTTAATTGCTTAATAGATCCACCAATATTACTGGATACATTTAAATCAACTTCTATTTCTGTTGCCATTTTATTAATCTTTTTATTTGCCTAAATCCTTTTTTCCAAGTTTTTGGAATTTCATTTTTACCTTTTGCAATCTCTATTGATTCGTGTTTTCCATAATGTTCTCTAACCATTAATAGATCTATTATATTCTTTATCATAAACGTAAATTGTTTGTTTTTGTCTTACTTTAATTTCTATTAATAAAATAGAATGGATTTAAATGTGAATAAAATGAATCATCAATTAAATAATTAATTGGCGTTAAATAATTGAACCAATCATGCGCCCACATATTTTCATCTAAATCTTTAATCTGGTTATAAAATTCTAATAACATTGATGAATGAATGACATAAAAATTATCATCACATAAATTTGAAACATCGCCACATCTTGACCTTGAAGAAATATTAAAACTATTAGGATCAAATTTGAAATCTGTAATATGTTGTTTAAATATTAAATCAAATCTTGTTAATAAAATATAATCATAATCTTTATATTCAGAATCTAAAATCAATTT